GCATTCCTGCTGAACCGCTCTTCCGATCTCACAGTCAAGACGCTCGCGAAATTGGCGAACTACGCCGCCAAGAAATGGCCGGCCACCGGCGGGGTGGTGGATCTGCGGGATGAAGCGCGGCGCGCCCGGCTTATGGCGATCACCCCGGTGGACGAGATATGGGGCATTGGCAGGCGGCTCACCGCCAAGCTGGAGGCCCAGGGCATCAAGACGGTGGCCGACCTGGTTGCCGCTGACCCGAAGAGCCTCCGCCGCCGGTATGGCGTAGTCGTAGAGCGCACTGTGCAGGAGTTGCGGGGGATCCCCTGCGCCGAGCTGGAACAGGAGGCGCAGGCCAAGCAGCAGATCATCTGCAGCCGGAGCTTCGGAGAGCGCATCACCCAGATCGGCCCCATGCACCAGGCGCTGGCCGGCTACATGGAGCGGGCCGCCGAGAAGCTCCGGGCAGAAGGGATGTGCTGCCGCCATGTGACGCTGTTCATTCGTACCAGCCCGTTCAGCGACCGGGAGCCCTATTACGGCAACCAGGTGAGCACCAAGCTGGCGATGCCCACCAATGACACCCGGGCACTGCTGGCCCTGATCCCCCAACTACTCTCCCGCATCTGGCGCGACGAACAGCGGTACCAGAAGGGCGGCGTCATGCTGGCCGGCTTCACCCCGGTCGGCATGCAGCAGGGCGACCTGTTCGCAGCGGAGCAGCAATCACCCCGCAGCGAGGCGCTGATGCAGGTGATTGACAGGATTAATCAGGGGCGAATGGGGAAGGTCTTCTTCGCGGCCCGAGGCCGGGATACCCGGGAGTGGATGATGAAACGGGAGCAGCTCAGCCCCCGCTATACAACAAGTTTCTGCGAACTTCTCGCAGTTAAAACATAACTCATGGCCGGATAGTGAAAGCGCTTAATGCTACTTGCATAAATCCATCTTCTGGGCATAAGATCCCATCACGCACAATGTGCCGCACAATGTGCGCGGCAGGGGCAATTTTACAGAGGCATGGGAAAATGAACCAAAATGAAGAATTAATGAGGCAGCAACGACTTTCTTCACTGATCCACTGCTACTTCGGCAATGACAATGATTTCGTTGTTGATGCAATTACTGAAATGACTGGCCAAAAAGTAACTGTTCGAAGCATACAAGCATGGCTAATTTCACCAAGCAAGGTGAGCTATCGCCGAGTACCGGATTGGGCTTTAAATGGACTTGAAGAGTACGTTCAGCAACCAGGAAAAGCCGAAGAGCTGAAGGAGTACACAGAACGGTTGCGCGCTCGAAGATTACAGAAATATGACCCAGTTACCGAAATGAGAATGAACAAAGCCGTTGATTGTGCAACTCGTGAAATTGAGTTAACTGCACATGAACAGCAGAAATGGATTGATTCATTTGGCAAATCACACGGGATCATGCTATATGAGCGATTCAACAAACTGGAAAAAGACTTTTCGTCTCTATCAGTAGCATTCGGCTCGGTTCTACGAGCCATTGATCAAAGCGATGATATGAGTCAGCTGAAGGCGCTAATAGATGAATCGATCAGATCGGCTGCCCTCTCAAATTCATTCGTCAGAGAGGCACGAGAAGATATCGAGCGAGGCGTCAAAGAATTCAGCAATACCGAGGGTCTGCCAACCTGAGCCTTAAATCCCAAGGGTTGATAACGTTAGTTTAGGATTATAGAGAAGGGGGCAATAAAGCCCCCTTTAGTCACGCTGCCCGCATCTCCCGCACCTGCCGGTCCATGACCTTGGCCAGATCTGACGCCTGATGGATCACCTCATCAACGGCACGCTCTACGGCCTGCCGCATCTCCTGCCCGAACCGGCGCGCGACCATATCGGCATGGGGTACCACTCGCCCGGTGCCGTGGCACTTCGGGCAGTCATCACCCTTACGGGGGCGGATCCCGGTTCCCTTGCAATGAGGACAACGACCAGACCGCAGCATCTCGGCGACACAGTGGTCGCGTGCCAACTGCAGGATCTCGTTCCGCTCGGCCAGAAGGCGTTGGTACTCGTGGCCATTGCCGGACCGGTGGGCGCGCTTGGCCTTCTCCATCACCACGGCGGCCCGGCGGCGCTCCTTGTCATAGTGAGGGTGAGACAGCACCAAGTGCTCCAACTGCTCAGGCAGCGGGCGGCGCAGCAGGATTGCCATGGCCATACCACCGGCCTCTTCGCTGCCCAGCGTGGTGCTGAAGTGCGTCAGCAGCGAAGCCAGTGCCTGCTCGTCCCCCAGGTAGTCGGCCATGAGGAACTGGAGCCCTTGCGGGTTGCTCTTTGCGGCCACCTGCAGGGCTCCCAGAAACTCCTCTCTCCCCAGCGTGCTGGAGCGACCAGACGAGGGTTCATGTAGTGCACCTTTCGGCGAGAAAAGGCGCAGAGCCATTTCGATAGCGTGGGTCATGGTTTGGTCCTCTGGTCTGGGTCCTGATTGAAAGCGGCGAGCAGCCAGGCGCGCAACTGGCCGGATTTGATGTGTTCCGGGGTAACTTCCAACACGGTCCACCCGAGCAAGGTGGCCTCGTTCATCTTGGCCCGGTCCTCTACGAACCCCCTCCCCCGGGTGTGCCGGCCGCCGGAGTGGATCCCGCCATGGATTTCGAGGGCGAGCTTCTGCTCCTCCCAGGCGTAGTCGAAGCGCCATTTGCGCTTGGGGTGGAACAACAGCTCGGTGGCCGGGTCAGGGAAACCAACAAGCTGGGCCAGCACCTTGTCGTGCAGGGTGGTGACCTGCTGCGCCTTGCGCACCTGGTTGGCTGCCCCCCTGACCTTCGGGCGGCTACCCAGCAACCGGGCCGCATCGAGGGCAGTAAGGTGGATCATGCCGCCCTCCCGATGGTGTTCTTGCGCAGTTCAGCGACTTCCTGGGCCACCTGCTCCAGCAGGGTCTCCTCGCTGCCGTGCTCTTGTTGCCAGGAACGCGGGGCGGCGTGGAATCCTGTGGGGTAGCAGGCGCGATGATGTCGCGGGCAAAGAGGCAGCACCTGGGTGTGAGCAGAGCGCTGCGCCATCCCGGCGCCAGAGCGCACATGGTGAATTTCGGCGAGGCTCGCCCCCAGGCCAGCATTCCGGCAAGCAATACAGCCAAGCGAGCTCACATCGTCCAACCACTGCTTATCAGCCTTGGTCTTGCTCATGCAGCCCTCCCGTAAGCCGCCACCCAGTCAAAGCCGCGGCGGGATTCATCCCCGAACTTCACGCCCTGCTCAGCACCAAAAGCCTGAGCCAGCTCGATGAGGTCTCGCATCTCGCGCACGGTCATCTTGGAGGTGGACTTGCCCAGCACTACGAAGCCATTGCCGTTGATATTCGGCACAACATCCTGCTGGTACAGGGCGGCGCTGAGAACATGCTTCCAGTCCTCCTTGGCGAGCTTGCGGCCGTGCCAGTTCACCTGTTCAGCGATGTCGGTCATGACGGCCCAGAACAGAGCGTTCTGAGCCAGGCTGCGGGTCAGCTCCTTGATCTCGATGACCAGCGGCTTGTCCTGGTCAACCGGCAGGCTGGCGACCAGTTGGCTGGCCCGGGAGCGGATGTCGGGGCTTCGCAGGAAATACTTGGGGTAGCTCATGCCGCCCCCTTAATGAGATGGATTACACCGGCAAAGAGACGTTCATCTATGGCGTCCATTTCATCTTTGCGGTTTTCCGCCAGTTGCATCTTGTAAGACTTCCATGCTCCATGGGCGTGACTTTCTGAATCGAATCTACCAAGGTTAACTGGGCGACCAGATCCGTCAGAGCATCGAGCAACAAACTTCAACCGTTCTTTTGAAAAGCTGACGCCTCTCATATATGGGCCACGACTGCTACTGCAGTCATTGCAAAAGTTATTCAACCAAATCGGGATGAATACACAGGTTGAAGGCCCGTATATTTTTCCACCAGGGACTAAGAGATCCTTGTCTAGCTCACAATTGTCACTGTGATGGCGTATGAACCAGTCTCGAAATGACATGAAGCTATGCCATTCATCGGACACAATTACGCCAGCATAGGTTGGCTTTCGAGCGTGAAGCTTGTGACCATAAGCCCGATCCATCATGTTTGCCCATGTTCTGTAGGCGATGCAAAACTCTCTTCCTCCATCAACGAGAGGTTTTGTTACATAGTCTGCGTCATTAACCCCAACGCCATGCACGCGCTTACGGTAGGCAATGGAACGCTTGTTCGCAGGATAATTTTCTCGGATATGATTGGAGTGGATCACGGCTTTTGATGGGATCATGCTGCCACCGCCTTAGCCGCAATGGCTTCCGCAGTGGGGAACGGCGAGAGGCTGTAATGCCACACCTGCTTGCCGTCGATAGTCTGGTTGCTGGAGTGCTTCACCCAGCCATGGCAGCACACTTCGCGCAGGCGGGCGCTGATGGCGGCTTGGGTATCGGCTTGGCCGTAGCGGCTCCAGCACTCGCGCTCGATGTCGCGCAGGGTGCGGGCCTTGCCGTCGCTCATGATGGAAATCACGCGGCCCAACTGGGTAGCAACGGATAGATCTCGAGTATTCGATTTTGCGGTCATGGTCGGGTCCTTTTGGTCAACGGCCGGGTGGTCTAGGTCCGGCCTGAAACATGTTACGGCGCGATATACCGATTGTCACGGGTTGGCAAGCGCCTCCTTTCCAGAGTTATCCACAGCTCCATTTGCAACACCGCCTCTCAACACCAGCACTGGCGCGCCTCTCAGCCGTTCGGCCTCCTCCGCCACTTGCTCAGGCGTCGTGTCGAGCACCAGCCAATGCCCTGCCCCGCGCTGACAATCGGTATGCCCCAGCACGGCGATTTCGTCTGCCACCTCGAGCAGCACCCGCTCCCCGCACCAACCCCGAACGGGCGGATAGATCACCACCCGGCAGAATTTCGCGGCCTTGACCGCGGCGATCACGTCTTGGTTGAACATCCCTAAATCCTCCCTGTGATGGTGTAACCGCGCTGGCGGCGTTCGGTGAGTATCCTGTCCAGCTCAACCTGCACCGCCTCACTCGTCACGTCGCCGTCACGCTGCAGCACGATCACGGTCGCCTCCATCTCGCACGCCCTGATGGAGATCGCCAGCCTTGGCTCCCGGGCTGGCGCAGCC